GGCTGCTCTGATTGGGTGGTCTCTTATGGTAGTGCGCCTACGCCACTCGTGGTCAAGGTCGAGATGTGGGTGTTGTGGCCTTGTGCTGCGGTGCTCCTCTACACTTTGGTCAAGTCGTGGTATGCTGCGCACAACCCCGTTTTTAAAGTGAAAGAAGCCGTCAAGGAGGAAGGAACCTCCTGGAAGGCGGAGCACATGTCACCGGAGGGCACGGTCATTGAGATTGTGCACAACGGTGAGCTCATCAGCGTGACTCGTCCGAATTTGAGCAAGAAGTATGCAGAGGAAGAGAATGCTCTCCCTGGGTCTACCTTGTTCCCCTGTCGGGCGCAGAACGTTGGAGCCATCATGGTCTGTAACGAAAGTGTGGAACTCACGGTCGCCGGTTGTTTCTGGCGATTTGAGGACTATCTTATTACGGCCCGACACAACGCGCAAATTGTTGACATGGGCACAGCTGATGTCTACCTGGTCGGGTTTGACAAGGAAGGCAAGGTGTGCAAGGTCGACCCCAAGAAAATTTATAAGGTTGAGGACGGGTTTTTCTCGGACGAAAGCAACCTTTTCGCTGGAGAGTTGGATGTGTTTGCTCGCCGGGTCCCGAAGGGGGTCTGGACGAAGACGCAGGTCCACACTTCCAAGACGAAGAAAAATAGCGCTTACAACCAGATCGTGTCCGCTCTCGGGTTTTCCAATAATGTGCTCATGACGAGTGCAGGACGGACTCTTCCCGGCAGTGGTCCAGCGGAGTTGTACCATACGGCCACGACCTTGAAGGGGTTCTCTGGTGCGCCACTGCTTAGCGGGAGCTTCGTGGTTGGCATGCACATTCAGGGTGCTCACGACAAGAACGTGGCTATACGCATCGAACCCATTATGCATCAACTCAAATCGCTCAACGAGGCGAGTGATTTTACCTCATCCAGTCCGGACCACGAAAGATCCCACCACAAGTTCAAGCTCAATGGTGAGAGCGTCAAGTGGCACCAACATGAGGACGAGTACGTGGCAGAGTACCACGACGGTCGAGTTTCCTGGGGCTACACGCGAGAAGATGTCGAACGTGAGGACCCGGATTATTTCCGTGACCGTGAGCAGGAAGAGGATGCTCGGGACCGAGCCTGGGCACCCAGCAAGCGCAGGACGACCCACACCCTGGATTTCCAAGACGAAACAGCCTTGGAGGTGCAGAAGGGGAGTTGTGTTGCGGCTGTGGTGCAGGCCGAGTTGCCGAAAGCGCAGATCCGCGGTGACGTCTACGTTGTGGACGAGCAAGCCGCGGTTCATGTGGCCGCGATCAGCCCTGTGCAGGCTGTTAGTAGCGGCTACTTGGACGGGCATCAAGAGAAGCTCGTCTCGCTCGGGTATGACCCGAGCAAGTACGTGTGGCCGGACATCTCCCGAAAGACTGAGGAGGAGT